TAACCCCGAGGTTAAGCGGTGTGTGAGGCGGGGGTTGGATTACTTGAGGGGAGGGGCCACGACGACGGAATGAGAAAAAGTGCACGTGATTTCTTGCGGCGACTCTTGGAAGACCACTCCCCTGACGAGATGGAAGCGGCAGAGCGGAAAATAACGCTCTATCCGTGTTGGTGCCGGGCAGTAAGGTTTGTGGATTCCATCCTCTGTGCTTCCTGTTCCGACATGTACAGCGAGCGGGTAGACGGCGGTTCCATGCCCGTGCCGGATGCTCAGAGAATAGTGGAGAAGAAGGAGAGCCACCCGGAGTATCAACGCCTTCTGCGGAACATTGCCTGTGTGGAGGCCGCCATGGATAGGTTGGATGAGGAGGAACGGTGTTTTGTCCGCTCCTACTTCTGGGAGGATCTGCGCCATGGAGGAGACCACCGGGAGTATGTAGCGGATCTCCTGGGACTATCCAGAATGACGGTGAGCAGGTTACGCCACCGAGTCTTGAGGAAGATGATTCCCTCGCTGGAGGATGCGGATACCATCCTGCTCCGGGCGAAATGGGCGGAAGAATGGATCATTGAGAATTGATACTGTAAGTACCAGAGATTTCAGGGTAATGTAATACCGTCCGGGCGGTCCTCCTCCTACCGTCTCGGCAAACTTTTTCCTTTTTTCGCACCACTACCACTTCCTTTTCCCCCTGCCCTCTTTTGAGGGTGGGGGGTTTTGTCATGCCCACAGAAAGGCGGTGATTCCATGGCAAGACAGCTTACAGCAAAACAGCAGGCTTTCGCGGCGGCATATTGCGGAGATGCCACGGAAGCCGCTATCAAAGCGGGATACCAGAAAAAGACGGCGTACTCCGCAGGGCATAGACTGCTTAAAAATCCTGAAATAGCGAAGATTATACGAGAGAGGGAGCAGAGAAAGATAAATCCCCTCGTGGCTTCCCGCGTAGACCGTCAGGCGTTTTGGACGAAAGTCATGAACGACGAGGGCGAGCCCATGCGGGAGCGGCTGAAAGCTTCTGAATTGCTTGGGAGGTCGGAGGGGGATTTTCTGGACAAGGTGGCGGTGTCTGGGAGCGTGGAGGTGAGACATGACCCGGAAATCACGGCCCTCACCCAAGACCCGGAAGCGCGGAAGCTCCTCGCTGATCTTTTCGCCCGAAAAGCTTCCGGAAGCGTGGAGAGAACTGGCAAGAACTGAGCTTGCGTTCTTCTGCCAATATACCCATTACGGGAAATGGGTTCGCACTCAACATCTTGAACTCGTCTGTTCCGAACTTGAAGCAATAGAACAAGGCGATAACGATCGCCTGATATTGACCATGCCTCCACGTCACGGCAAGTCCATGAGCGTTACCGAGACGTTCCCGGCGTGGTTTCTCGGAAGGAACCCGGATCTCAAGGTTATCGAAGTTTCCTACTCGGATTCCCTTGCTCGGGAGTTTGGCGACAAGTGCCGCCGAAAAATCGAAGAGTTCGGGAAAGAGCTCTTCGGCATAAGCATAGACCACCGAAAATCAGACAAATCGGACTGGGGAATTTCCGGGCATACTGGCGGAATGCTCAGCGGCGGAATCCTTTCGGGGATTACCGGGCGTGGGGCGGATCTTATGATAATTGACGATCCGGTAAAAAACCGTCAGGAAGCGGACTCTCAAACTTATAGGGATCGCGTTTGGTCGGAATGGCAAAGCACGCTGGCGACACGTCTCCATCCAGGAGGGCGTGTCGTTGTCGTATTGACTCGTTGGCACGAGGACGACCTAGCCGGAAGGCTGGTCAACGCCGACCCGGACCGCTGGAAGGTCGTCAATCTCCCAGCGATTGCGGAAGATGACGATATGCTCGGCAGAGTCCCCGGGGAAGCGCTGTGGCCTTCCCGGTACGATGAAAAAGCCCTTGCGGAAATCAAGAAAACTGTAGGCTCCCGAGACTGGGAAGCCCTGTATCAGGGAAGGCCCTCTCCGGCGGAAGGATCCATTTTGAAGCGCGGATGGTGGCAATTTTACCGCCAGGCTCCGGCACGGTTTGACAAAATAATTCAGTCTTGGGACTGCGCCTTTAAGGACGGGGCAAAGAATGACTACGTTGTCGGGCAGGTGTGGGGCAAGGCAGGTGCCAATAAATACTTGTTGGACCAGGTGCGCGGAAGGATGGATATTGTGGCAACCATGCAAGCCATAAAAACGCTTTCATCGAAATGGCCGAGTGCGCGCGGGAAACTCGTGGAGGACAAGGCTAACGGATCCGCTGTAATTCAGATGCTGAAAAGCAAAATTCCGGGACTTATTCCGATAGAGCCCGAAGGCGGGAAGGAAGTTCGAGCGCAAGCTGTTTCTCCTGATATCGAGGCGGGGAACGTTTTTCTCCCGGAGAATGCGCCGTGGGTACACGATTTTATCGAGGAATGTGCGGCGTTTCCAAATGGCGCGCATGACGACCAAGTAGACGCAATGTCGCAAGCAATCAATCGATTGAACAGAAAATCAGGGGAGGTGCAAACCTACGCATGGCAATAACAAGCAGAAGTTTAGCCTATAAAGAAATGGCGCAGCACTGGCCGATCATAGACGCTCTCATGGGCGGGACGGCCACCATGCGGGAGGCGGGCGATGCAGTTCTCCCCAGGCATGAGATGGAAACAGAAGCCACCTATGAGGAGCGCCGGAAAAAAGCGGTGCTTAAAAACATGTTCTTGCGCACCATAAAAACCATGTCCGGACGGGCCTTTGCGAAGCCCTTGAAACTCGGGGACGATGTGCCGGAAGACATAGTCGAGTGGCTGGAAAATGCGGATCTCGGGGGAAACCATATCCACATCTTTTCCTCTCAGTGCTTCAAGAAGGCCCTCTCCCACGGACTCCACTTCATTCACGTGGATTACCCGCAGCAGCCCCAGGGGATTACTCTCGCAGAGGAAAGAGCCTCCGGAGCCCGGCCTTACCTCCGCTCCGTGACAGTTCACAATGTCCTTGGAGTCCAGACGGACAGCCTCGGGCGCATCCTGACGGCCCGAATCCGGGAATACTACACCGACGAATCCGACTACGAAGAGACGCAAAAAGAGCAAATCCGGCTCCTGTACCCTGGTGGCTACGAAGTCTGGCGGCAGAAGAGCGACAACGCCAAAGAGTGGGTTCCCGTAGAGTCCGGGACGACGAGCATTCCCGTGGTGCCCTTGGTGCCGATTTATGCGGGATTCGTGGCGCCATTTCAGGCCGTTCCTCCGCTCTTGGATCTGGCGTACCTGAACGTCCGGCACTATCAGAGCATGAGCGATCAGCAGACATGCCTCGACGTGGCACGGTTCCCCATGCTGGCGGGCTCCGGTGTTTCGGAAGACTCCAAGATGGTAGTAGGCCCGAAGCGGGTACTCCTCACCACAGATCCCCAGGGAAAGTTCTATTACGTGGAGCACTCCGGGGCGGCCCTTACCTCTGGAAAAACGGAGCTTGACGATCTCTGCGAGGCCATGAGCCTTGAGGGGCTGCAACTCCTCATGCCGAAGGCCACCGGGCGAACCGCTACGCAATCCTCCATAGAGTTTGAAGAGTCCACTTCGGATCTCCAGGACATGGCCCTCTCCATGCAAGACGCTCTCGAAAACGTGCTACATCTCATGGCAATGTGGACGGGGAAAAAAGATGGGGGCTCCGTAGAGATCCGGGGAAACTTTGTTCTGCCCCGGCAGGACTCCCAAGAGATTCAGGCGCTGGTGAACATGCGGCAGCTTGGGGAAATATCCCGAAACACGCTCTACGCTGAACTCAAGCGCCGTGGCGTACTTTCGGAGGAATTCGACGAGGACACGGAGATAGAACGACTCTCCGTAGAAGGGCCGGGAATGTATGACCAGCAGCCTACCGATCAGCGATGAGATGAAGGGGTTCTTGGAGGGGTTGATTGAGATGCACCAGGAGAAGCCCTTCCGGTTTATCCAGGTGCAAGCTCTCACAGAGGAGGGTGACACGATCTGCTCCGCCAGCGGTGCCGCTTCGGTGGTGGAATGCCTCGGTATGTGCGAGCTGGCAAAGGAGGCCGCTTATGAGTTTGAAGAGGCCGACGATCCCGGCGAATGAAGGTTGAGCCCTTGCCATGGCAAAGACAAAACTTCCAGCAAATGAACTCATAGCGGAGGACTACAGGAAGCACCATGTGTCTCTCCTGCGCTTCACCGCCTCCGAGCGGAAAGAGGTTCTGGCAGAGCTGAAAAAGATGCAGCGGGCCGCTCTTGCGAAGCTGACAGAAAGCGACATAACCGAGTTCCGGCGCACCAAGATTGAAGCCCTGCTCCGGCAGATCAACCCCATCATTGAGGACACGTACAACGCTCTCGCTTCCCGGGACATGACGGAGCTCGCGGAGATTGAAGAGGCTTTCGCCCGCAAGACCGTAGGCCCCATGCTTCCCGAAGCGGTAGGAAAGTACAACGCTCTGACGAAACGGCAGATACAGAACATCTGTTCCAACGCCCTGATAGAAGGCGCTCCATCTGCGGAATGGTGGAAGCGGCAATCGGAGCAGTTCAAGCAGTTCTTCAGCGACACCGTACGTCAGGGGATGATGGAAGGGCAGGGCATATCAGAGATTGCCCAGAAGATCGCAAGAGACAATCGAGCCCAGCAGAGAGCGGAACTTTTGGTGAGATCCTCCGTCATGGAGGTGGCGAACAAAACCCGGGAGGAGTCTTTCCGGGCTAATGCGGACGTGGTGAAAGGCTTCCAGCATGTGAGTACGTTCGACTCTCGCACCACCGTTATCTGTGCCGCCAGAGATGGCTTGACGTGGGATCTCGACGGCAACCCCATAGGGCACGATAAGGTGTTCCGGCGGCCGCCTTTGCACTTCGGGTGCTTAACGGGGAACTCTCTCGTATCGCCCATTGGAGGGGTTTCTTCGTGTAGTAAAAGGTGGATCGAAGGAGAACTCGTCTTCATCAAGACTTCCTCCGACAACGAACTCTCCTGCACCCCAAATCACCCGATACTCACGCCTCATGGATGGGTTCCTGCTGGCGAACTTGATAAAGTCGGCAGCGTAATCAGCTACTTCGGCGGTGAGGGGGAAGGATTCTGTGGCGGCAATGTAAAGTACGTGCCATCCGTCCTTGAGGATACAGTAAGTTCTTTCTTGGGCTCTAGCTCTGTGTGTCCCGTGCCAGTGCCAGTGTCCCCCGAGGATTTCCACGGCGACGGGGGGGCAAGCGAGATCGCAATTATAGGGGCCTATGGGATATTGAGGGATGAAATCAATGTCTCTTTCAATGAAATATCCCATGAGAAGTCGTTCAAGGGGGGACTTCTTCCTGGATTGGTTAAGGAAACTGCTTATAGCCATCTTGCAATGCTCCATTCTTGGGCGAGTTGTGCCTTTGATAGCCTCATTTGCTTTTTTAGCAAGAGCCTTTCTCTCCTCAAAAGAGCATCTGTTCATTCTTGCCCTCTGTTGTTCGGATCGGTTCCGAATATGGACTCCGTTTTGAGAAAGGATTCTGACAATCACGCTGGGGGCGCATCCGAACTTTTTGGCGATGCCTGCGGCTCCGATTCCTTCTGCGTAAAGGGAAATGATCTTTTCGGTGGGGATGTCGTATCTTTTCAGGGGATGTCGCATGAGAATATTATTCTCTGTGAGGATTCTTTTAATAGCATTCCCGGAAACGCCAAACCTTTTGGCAACCTCGGCCATTCCGATATCCCCCTCTGCATAGGCAGCAATGACCTCGGATTCGTCTATTTGCACCCGATTGCCGACGGCATGTTCCCCAGCCTTTCGCAAAACGTCGTAAATACCTCCGGCGCTCCTCCCGTATTTCTTGGCGATTTCAGCGGCGGGTATTCCGTTCCTGTACATGTGGACAACGTCGTCTCTTTCGAGCGCAGAAAGTTTTCTGGTCATGTCTATAACCTCCAAACTGAAAGTTCGGCATATATAGCCAACGGCATTATAACACACAATTGCCGCTCTACGCTCATCCCTTGGCTATATAGTTGGAAGGAACTCGGCCTTCCTTTTGACGAGATTCCTGAGTCCACCAGGGCCTCCATGGATGGGCAGGTGCCCGCCAAAATGAACATGGATGATTGGCTCAAAACGAAGGACGACTCCTTCGGGGAAGAGTTGCTTGGGAAGACTCGCTACCACCTCTGGAAAGACGGCAAAATCACGCTCTCACAATTGACGGATCAGGCAGGACGCGAGTTGACGGTGGAGGAGTTGAGGGAGAAGTATGGGGTGAATGTTGATCCGGCAAAAACCTTTATCGCCAAGATCCCGAGTGCTCAAGAAAGGGCATGGGCTGAGGAGGTTTTTCAGGATGCGCCGGAAGAGGTACGGCGGGCAATAGGCAGTCTTCCTGTACAGCCTAAGTATATCGAGACAAAGGGAGGGAGTAGCGCGGCGCTTGATGGGTCGAACATGATGATAACGACCGGAGGAGATCGCGAACACTATCGACACGCTCTTTATCATGAAATAGGACATGTGGTTGACTCTCAATACAGAGTTTCTGGCGTGAGTTCTCCTGCAAGAGCATCAGAAGCCTTTCTTTCTTGCGATAGCTCGACTTCTCTTTTCCGGGCTATAGAGAAGGATCGTGCATTGTATGCGAGCAGTGATGGAATAGGCCTTCTCAAAGAAGAAGCCAGGGTGTTATGGCATTCAGGGGTAGTCACGGGTTCTTTTTCAAACGACATTCTCTGCTCCCTGATGGAGGGAAAGGTTTCGGAAATATGGGGGCATTCTGCAGATTATTATAAGAAGACGGGGTGTGCAAACACTGAAATCTTTGCTAGTCTTTTTGCGCTAAAGGCGATTCGAGCGGATAAAGCATACTCAAGCATTAAATCCCTTCTCCCTAGCACAGTTTCCGTTTTCGAAGAGTTCCTGAAAGGCTTTCTGAAATAAAAGGAGGAAAACATGCAAGCTAAACCGATAGGCGACCCCGCAGTAAAGAAAGCGATGAAGCGATACCAAGAGAAGTTTGGACGAAAGTTTCCTATAGACTGGATAGACCGAGACTACGCCACCGGGAAAGAGGCTGTGGATCATATCGAAAGCTTCATTTCTTCCGGGAAAGGCGTTGATTCTGGAGATCTCATTGACACAGAACGGATTTACGGCAAAAAGATAGACTTAAGCGAATACCTATAACCACCAGCTCTCTCCCCCTCACGGGGAGGTGGCTTTTTTTGTGGCAATGTTTCACGTGAAACATTATTTCCCTTGCCTTGTGCTATCTTTCTTTCTATGGTAGAATGTTTTTATTCTAGCCAAGAAAGGAGGTGCGCAAGGTGGCAGAAGATAAAAAGGCCATGAGTGTTAGGGTTGATCCGGAAGTGATACGACGTTTCAAAATAGCATGTGCTATCAAAGACGAGAAGATTTCCGATGCGATTGAAAAGCTCATGGTGGGATATTCGGATGAGGTGGATTGGAAGGAATAAAAAATCCCGAACGGCACTCTCTGGAAAAAAGAACCGCCCGGGAAACAAACGAAAGCGAGGTAATTATAGCATGAAACAGAATTCTTTGCAGGTGTTCCAATTCGAGAGCAACGAGGTGCGGGCGTTCATGAAGGACTCGGAGATTTGGTGGGTTGCCAAGGATGTGTGTGAGGTGCTGGGGCTGGTAAATATCACGGAAGCATTGAAAGCCCTTGACCCTGATGAGCTGACTTCAACAATGCTGAAGTCAGGTGGCCAGAATCGAGAAATGAAGATCATCAACGAACCCGGCCTCTACTCTCTGATCCTTCGGTCTCGCAAACCCCAGGCAAAAACTTTCAAGCGGTGGGTGACTCACGAGGTGCTTCCCACCATCCGCAAGACGGGCAGTTTCGACACCCCATCAGCCACGGCCAACAAAAGCGACTCCAAAGACGAACTCTCCAGAAGAAGACTTGAGGTTATGGAGAAGAACGCCAACTGGAGAACGGCAAAGCTCCTTCTTGACATGGTGAATAAGTATGAGGAAAAGATGAGCGATGATTCTATCTCTGTGTTCCTCATCAAAAGCGGCGAAGCTCTCACTGGCGCGGACTTGTCGCACTGCTTGCCGAAGATCACCAAGAAGTGGTACTCCGCTACGGATCTCGGAAAAGAATTCAACGTATCCAAGAATATGATCGGGCGTATCTCCAACTCCCACGGGCTGAAGCCGCCCGAGGGGGAGACAAACGAATACGGGGAATGGATACGCTCCAAGGCCAGCAACAACCCTTCTGAGAGGCCAACGTTCATGTATTACGACACCGCCCGGGAATGGTTCCGGGCATACTTCGCAGAGCAGGAAAAAGCGCAGTAGCACCACCGAAAATCCAATAGCAACCAAGCCTCTACGCCTACGGGCGTAGGGGCTTTTTTTGTGCCTACAGGGAGGTGGCGACGGTGACATTTTCGCCTCGCCCCTCTCCATCCAAAAGTGAACAAGCCCGGAGCGTGAAGCCTCGGGCTCATCTTTTTATATGCTACGGGAGGTAGCCATGACACTGAAACTCAAAGTAACTGCGGACGAATTTGAAGGGCTTGATGAGGGAATCAAAGGGCTCTATGAGGAGCGGGACGGGGAATATGCCCTTCCGGTAGAAGGCATTGAAGATACGGGCGGTTTGAAATCTGCCCTCGAAAAAGAGCGCAAGGCGGCGCGGGAAGCGTCGAAACGGCTCAAGGATTATGAGGGCTTAGGACTCTCTGCGGAGGAGATCGCACAACTCAAGGAAGCCCAGCGACAGGCAGAAGAGGACAAGGCAAAGAAGTCCGGAGAGTGGGAAAAGCTCAAGGGCCAGATGCAGGAGAAGCACCAGCAGGAGATTAAGGCACGAGAGGAAAAGGTAGATTCCATGAGAAAGGCTTTGGAGTCCTACCTTGTGGATGCACAGGCGACCTCGGCAATCTCTGCGGCAAAGGGTAACGCTAAGCTCCTACTGCCTCACGTGAAATCTGCGGTGCAGGTCATCGAGGAGGATGGAGAGTACAAAGTCCAGGTGATGGGGAAGGACGGCCCAAGAGTGAACGGCAAGGGTGAGTTTCTAACCATTGCCGAACTCGTGGAAGAAATGAAATCGTCGGAAGACTTCGGAATGGCTTTCGCAGCATCCGGAGCGACTGGCGGCGGTGCCCCTGCTTCTGGGGGATCTCGCCCCGGCAACACGGGCAAATTTACCATCAGCGCCGAAGATGCGAAGGACTTTCAGAAGTACGTGCAAGTCCGCAATGAAGCGGCAAAAGTCGGGCAGACAGTAGAAATCATCCGGTAACACATGCGCACAGATAACCAATTCCGAAGGCGGCCATAGGGCCGTCTTTTTTTGTATCCGAAAGGAGATTCAATATGTCTAACACTCTTGGTAATTATGATCCGATTTGGTACGCAAGCGAAGCGCTGATTCACCTTCAGAAGGCTCTTGGCATGGCGGGGCGTGTCCACCGTGGATATGATCCCAACCCTCAGCAGAAGGGGAGCACCATTAACATCACTCGGCCTAGCACGTTCTCGGCTACGGACGTGAACACCTCTACAGGCGGCACTACTTCGGAGCTTTCTCCTGAGAACATCCAGATTGAACTTGACACCTGGAAAGAGGTTAAGTACGCCCTTACCGACAAGGAGCTTACCTACACGAAGGATCAGATTATTGATGCTCATATCAGCCCCGCAGCGTATGCGCTGGCTGATGCTATCGACCAGAGCCTTTGCAAGCTCTACAAGAAGATCCCTTGGACGAGCGCCATCACTGCCACTCCTGCGGTAACTGACATTACCAACGCTCGGAAAGTGCTCTTCAACAACAAGGTTCCCATGGACAACCGACTCCACTTGATGGTTGACGGTGCCGTGGAAGCCGGGCTTCTCGGGCTCTCTGCTTTTGCCACTTCCAGCGGCTCCGGGAGTGCCGGCGAAGAAGCGCAGCTCCGGGGAACTCTCGGGACTCGCTACGGCTTTGAGATCTTCGCAAACCAGAACGTGCAGGAGCACACCTCCGGGACTATGGCAGACACTGCCGGGGCGCTGAATGCCGACGCAGACAAGGGCGCTACCTCCATCGTCGTGAAGAGCCTTACCGATGCGCAGACTATCAAGACCGGGGACATCATCAAGATCACCGGCGACGATCAGCAGTATGTAGTCACCGCAGATTACACCGTTTCCAGCGCCACCACCATGGCTATTTATCCCGCTCTCAAGGCTGCGGCCTCCGAAGATGCGGTAGTAACCGTGGTTCTTCCCTCCGGCTCCGGGCTGGCAAAGAATCAGTGCCTTGCCTACCATGAGCACGCCTTCGCTCTGGCCATGGCTCCTCTGAGCACCTACGGAGATGGTCTCGGGGCACAGATGGCAACTGCCACAGATCCCGTTACCGGGCTTACCCTCCGTGCCCGTCGCTGGTACGAGGGCGATACCAGCACCGTGAAGATCGGCCTTGACGCTCTCTGGGGCGTAAAGTGTCTGAATCCGAACCTCGCAGTTCGCTGCATCCAGGCGGCGGGTTAGACATGAACTGGGGAGTCCTTCGGGGCTCCCCTTTTTTCTGCATGAAAGCGAGGTGAGGACATGAAGTACAACGTACCTTTTCGGGGAGCATTGACGGCCCCGATCCCGATTAGCGGGCGACACATGGGGGTGCTTATCCCCTCCACATGGGAGACCGCAAGCCTGACATTCCAGGTCTCCAACGACGGGGTGACGTACGCAAACCTGTACGACAGCGAGGGGGCGGAAGTGACGCTCGCCGCCGCAGCAGGAAAAGCGAACACTCTTGACTCCGTGGGGGAGGCCCTTTTCCCCTTTGGGCTCATGAAAGTGAGATCCGGAACCGCCGCATCTCCTGTGGTGCAGGGCGTAACAGCAGCAAGCAGGGTGTTCACCTTCGGGGAGAGCAAGACGCTTACCATCACCAGCGGATTGAAGGGGCAGATAGGCGAAGAGCTTGTTTTCGCCTTCGAAACGGCCCCGGATGACACGCTGGCGGCCTCCGTGAGCGGAACCACCGTAACCTTTGCTCTCGCGGGTGATACGTCCTCCAAGAATAGCGCATCCGCAATTCAAACGCTCTTGAGAGCCCAGACGGTAAGTGACATTGACGTTTCCTCAGCCACGGTAGCGGAAAGTTCCGGATATGCCGCCGCACGCCCCACGGCTACAAAAGCAGTGCAGGTTTACTCATTTTCCAACGACGCAGAAGAGGACTTGGGGAGCCTGACGGTAACAGCCGGGCGAGGCGGCGACGCTGGAAATTTCGTGGCAGATATCTCTTGGGGTGTGAATGACTCCGACGAGCTGAGCGTGGCTTATGCGGATGGATCCGTAGTCATCCTCTTGGCGAACGCCACGGACTCCAACAACGCAGCGGCGGCTATACAGACGGCTCTTAGGGCCTTGGAAGGCACCGATTACGGGGAAGCCCTTTCCCTAGCGACGGTGGCAGGGGATGCAACGTGGGACACTTCGCCCTCCATTACGGCTGACGTTGTGGGGCGTGTGGTGGCGGGGTCTACCACGGGCGCAGATATCGACGTTCCCGCAGCGGCGGCGCTACAGGGGAGCGCAAGCACAAGCATAGAGGTGGTGTTTAGGAATGCCTGACATGCTGAAAGTTAAGTTCAAAGGTGGATGGGCTCTCCTCAGCAAGAAGGATTTTGACGCCGGGGGATGGGAGCTTTACGAGGAAGTGCCCGCTTCCCCGAAGGTTGAAGAGGCCCCCGAGGATTCGCCGGGAGAAATGACCAAAAACGAAGTCATGGCGGCCCTTGACGCTCTCGGAGTGCAGTACAACCCGAGAGACAAAAAGGCCGTTTTGATGGATCTCTACGAGGCCAGCCATGGCGCTCACGCTGAAAACTGACGCTTACATCTCCCTGGCAGACTGCGACCAGCACCACGAGTCCTACGGTAATTCAGACTGGCCCGAGACTCCTGCGGAAGGGGTTGACGGCAGAGACGCAATCATAACGGCGAAGGAGGCGGCTATCCGAAAGGGGAGCCGCTTTCTTGATGCCCACTACGCCGGACGATGGCGGGGAAAGAAGGCCGTAAGCTCCCAGAAGATGGCATGGCCCCGAAAGGCCGTGTACGACGACGACGGGTATTTGTTCGACAGTGCGGCTATCCCTGATTGTGTGGCTGATGCTTCGGCTGAAGCGGCTCTCCGTGCGTACTCCGGGGATCTCCTGCCGGATCTTGAGAGAGGCGGGAAAGTGGCCTCCGAGGCCGTGGGAGATTTGAGCGTGTCGTATTTCGAAGGAGCTTCGGGAGCGACGGAATACCCGCTGATTGATGGGCTTTTGTCGGACGTGATTGTTTCTCGGGGAGAGCTTGCGAGGGGGTAGTAACCCATGGCGCACTTTAACTACACGAAATCAAAAGGAACTGCTCGGGGGCTGCTCCAGAAGTTCGGGCAGTCCATGACGCTCCGCAGAACGGCCACCACGGGGAGCGATCCGTGGAACCCGGGAAGCGGGGCGACAACGGACTACGACACCATAGGGGCCTCCATGAGCTATGCGTTACGGCACGTGGACGGCTCCATGGTGCAGCGGAATGACAAGCGAATACTGCTCTACTCCGAAGAGGCCCCGGCCCTTACGGACACACTCGTTTTCGGAGGCGTGACGCACACCATCATCAACGTGCAGCCGCTCTCTCCGGGTGGGGTAACGGTCTATTACGAAGTTCAGGCGAGAGCGTAATGGAGCCCGACGACTTCAAGCGAAAGATGCTGGAGATAGGGAACAAGGATATCCCGGAGCTTGTGGTGCTGGTGCAGAAGAAGCTTGTTTTTGAAGCGTTAAGAAAAATCATACTCAAGAGCCCCGTGGATACCGGGTTGTTCCGGGCGAACTGGCAAATAGGCGTTGAAGTTCCCAGTAGAGACACGTCCGAAGGCACAGCAAACGACGCTGAGCGGCGGGCGAACGCTCTCCTTGCCTCTCTCCGTCCATATCAAACCGTCTGGCTCTCTAACAACCTTGCCTATGCTGAGGGGCTGGAACACGGGAATTCAAAACAGGCCCCGCTGGGAGTTGTGGCGGTCACAGTGCAGGAGATAGAAGAATGGATAAAGCGACAGAATTTCAAACTTTAGCCAGTGCCTTTTCTCTCGCATGGAAGAAAAACGTTGCGGAGGAGGGCGAGCCGGAAGATTTGCAACCCATAACCCCCATAGCATGGCCGAACGTGGATTATGCCCCCACCGTGGGCGTTCCCTGGGTGAGATTCAACGTTATTCCGGGCGAGTCCGGGCGGGCGGCTCTCGGGAAGGATTTTGTCCGACACGTGGGGGTAATCATGATTCAGATTTTCACGCCGCTTGGATCGGGAGAAATGACGGCCCGAGATCTGGCGGACGAGGTTACGGACATTTACCGGGGAGCGGCGCTCTCCGGTTTTCGTTTTGGGGAGCCCTCTATTTCCAGAACAGGGCCAGACGGTGAGGGTTGGTTTATGGCAACCGCAACAATCCCATATCAAAGAGATGAGGTGGTGACATAGTGAGCACCTTCGCAGATACAAGTTCCGTTCAGCTTGCATATATCGCTGAATCGGAATGGGGGACAACCCCGACAACGCCTGTGTTTTCCATGGCTCGGGCCACAAGCGAGACCTTGGACGGGCAGATTAACACAGTGGTGTCCCAAGAACTGGCAGCAGATAGAAACGTGCGTGACGTGGTACCCGTCTCCGGCTCGGCTGGGGGCGGGTTTGCTTTTGAGTTGTCCTATGGAACCTTCGACGACTTTTTAGAGGCCGTACTTTCCGGCACGTGGAGTGTCGGGGACGAGCTTGTAAACGGTGTGACGGAAAAGAGTTTCACGCTGGAAAAAAAGCTCATGGCAGGGGAGTACATCCGCTACACGGGGATGCGCCCGAACACCATGAACCTCTCCATGACGGCGGAGCAGTTGATTACAGGAAACTTTGACTTTGTCGGCAAAGGTTCCGCTCGTGGCACGGCTCTTATTTCCGGGGCAACCTATGGAGATCCCACCACGGCAGACGTTATGAGCGCTTCGGACGATTTCGCAAGCCTCTCTATCACGGGTGTTTCCGGGGACGCTCCGAGCATCCGGAGCTTGACTCTGGATATTACGAATAACCTTCGGCCTATTGCCGTAGCGGGATCTCGTGAGGCCGCCGGGGTAGGCAAGGGCCGATTCGAGGTTACAGGTTCCATCGAGGCATATTTCAGCTCCGGTGCGCTGTACAACGCCTTCGTGAACAACACTGCCCTTGCGTTGTCCTTCAACCTCGGGAGCACAAGTACCAAGATTTACACCGTCTCGCTCCCCAAGGTGAAATTGGAGGGTGCCACCATCACGGCGGGCGGTCTGGATCAGGACCTCATGACCTCCCTTACGTGGCGTGGGCTCTACGACACGACGCTTGAAGGCACCATGAAGATTACCAGAGGGGTGACTATCTAGTGGATCTCCGCAAGGCTTTTGGAACAAACCACGAACTGGAGCAGAAAGGCGTATGGATCGCTTACGACGATTCCTGCGCCTTTTTGATTGGGCGTATCGGCGGGAGCAACGACACGTTTTCCCGAAGGGTAAACGCTCTCCTGAAGCCTCACCGCCACCAGGTACAGGCCGACACATTGCCTCCGGAGAAGTACCAGAGCATCGCCATGACAGCATTTGTGGAAACGGTGCTTCTCGACTGGAAGGGCGTGGAGCTGGATGGAGAGGAGCTTTCCTTCACCAAGGAGAGCGCCTTAAAGCTCTTCCGGGAGCTGCCCGACCTGTTCAACGACCTGTTCAACCAGGCGAAGAGCACGGCGAATTTCCGGGCGGTTGAGTTGGAGGAGGACGCAAAAAACTGACGGAGTGCCTTCGGTGGGAAATGGTGTGGGGCGAGAAGGAAGAGTTCCTGCGCACCATCAAACCAACCCCGAAGGCACTCTTAACCAAGCCGGAATTGTGGCCTTGGAACGAGTG